ACTTCTCGGTCTCCTGCGTGGTGGGCTTGATGGTCTTGGCCTTCGGCGGTGCGCCTTCGACCACGTCGCCGTCGTCGATGCGGCGCTGCCAGTAGGCGTCGCGCGCGACCTCTTCACCTTCCGGGGGCAGCGGGCGCCTGGTTTCCGGGTTGATGACGCGGAGGCCGCGTGCGGGAATGAGGTACAGCCGGATTTGTGCCATCGGTTACTGCTCCAGGTTGGTGATGTCCGACGCCAGAATCCGACCGTCTTTCGGCGCCGGATCGATGTCGTCGTGGAAGGTGCGGAATGTGCCCAGGTCGGGTGGTTCCCCGTTCTCTGGCGTCACGAACATGGGCATGGAAAACTCGACGCCATAGATGGATGCGCCTTGCTTCTCCACGCCATCTGTAAACAAATTCTTGATGCTGCGGAGCCTCATCTGTCCATGACCCTCCACGACGTGGTCGTGCAGCAGCGCGGTCAGAACCTCGACGATCTCGTAGGCGCCAATCTCGCGTTGGTCGCCGTGCCGGCGCACGCGCTCGCCGCTGGCATGGGTGGTCACGGCAGTGAATCCCCATTGGCTGTCGATCACCAGCCGCCCCTGTTCGTCGAATGACGGGTCAGCGTCGCCGCCGCCGAACACAACGAATACACCCGGAGCTTGGCGCAGAATGCGACGGAAAGTGTCGTCGTCCCAATCCGCCGGCAGGCTATCGACCGCACGCAATCTGCCGCCGAAACGCGCCTTGATGAGGTCAATGAAATGGTCCTCGACTGCGCGAATGCTCATCCGGTGAAGTCCCCCAGCGTGCGGCGGTCGAACACGGTGGGACCGGAACTGAATTCCGGAAGGTCGGTCCCGGCCGGCATCTGGCCGCCCGGATCCACGCCGATGCTCACTTCGTCGGCGGCGACCTTCATCAGAAAGTCCAGGCCAGCCTTGTACCGCCGCACCACGTCCTCCGTGGCGCGGTCGTCGTACAGGTGATAACGGGCGATGTCGCAAGCCACGCGCTTGAGCACGGTCGGCACGGTCGGCAGCGGCAGCTGGAACCGCTTTGCCAGATAGGCGTCGATCTCCGCGTCCGCGTCGGCCAGCTTCGCGGCCACCACCGGCACATTGATCGTGCCGGTGTTGTCGCGATCGCTCAGCTGGATGACCTCGGTTTCACCGAAACGTTCGACCAGATCGTTTTGCGTGGCGTAAGGCATCGTGGCCGCCGATTACTCGATGAAGGTTCCGGACGCCGGGTCGAACGGCGACACGTCGAACTCGCGGAACTCGACCGGCTTGATGACGCCCGCGCGCAGGTAAGGCGTCAGCGCCGCCAGCGCATCCGGGTTCCCGATGATGTTCATGCCGGGCTTCATCACCACGCCCTGGTACTTGAACGGCGTCACCACGTCGAAGATCGGACGCTCCCCCAGATTCGACGGCGGCATGACGTCATCGAAGGGATTGCGTGACTCCGTGGCCGTGCCCCCGCCGAGGGCTTCCTGCGCTCCCTGGCCGCCCTCGGCGTTGATGCCGCCGCCGGCATCCTTCTCGGCATCTGCGGCGTCGCTCGCGGTGGTATTCGTCGCCCCGGCATTAGCCTCGGCGGCGACGGCCTGCATTCCTTGGCCGCCGCCGCTTTCCGCGCTTCCGTCGTTGGCGTTGGTGTTGGTGTTGCCGGCGGTGTCGACCGGCGGCTGGCTGGCGGCCGCCTGAGCGGCGCCCTGGTTGTCTTTTGCCTGCGGCGCGGCGGGCGCGCGACTGGTGGCGTTCGTGCGGTTCCGGGTCATGCGGTGCTCCTGGGAAAAGTTAGGGCGACGCGGCTAGGCCGCGCCGCCCTGGAATTGCCGGCGAGCCGGCGGCGCTACAGTTCGGCGGGTTAGGCCGGCGGTGCGCCCGCGCCCTGGATCAGATAGCCGGCGGTCATGCCAGACTGGACCGGGGTCTGGTCGCTGGCGACCGGATAGATCCACGAACGCGAGCCGCGTTCGTTGTAGGGCTCTTCGACCGAGGGCATGCCCTCGATGAGATAGCTGTAGCCATAGCTCGGCTCTTCGATGTTGCCCATGTCGTCGCCCGCGCCCTGGGCGACGTAAGCGACGATCACGTCGTCGCCCCACACGTTGCTGAACGCATCGTTCGGACCGGTCGCGGCCTTCGCGCCGCCCACCACCACGTTTTCGACGTCCCACAGTGCCTTGAGCAGTTCGAGGGTCACCGAGTCGCGCGTCGTGTGCTTGATGCGATCGATGATCTTCGGATGCAGCTTGCAAGCATTGAACGCGGAACGGGAGAGCAGGACGGTGTTGCCTTCGACGCCGATGCTGTCACCGATTGCTTCCATGCCTGCCTGGACGTCCTTGCTCGGGTCGCTGGTGTCGCTCTTCCAGCGGTTGCCCGCCAGCAGCGCCACCTTGTGGTCGTTGTCGTACTTGGCCGCGTCGCGCGCCAGCTGGGCGCAGTCGTACTCGTGTCCCAGTTCCAGGGCGGCCAGAACGACGTTGACCGCGCGCGAGCCCAAATTGATGCCGGGCACGGCGTCCGCGTCCTTCAGATGCTCCCACGGCACCTTGCCCTCCAGCGCAGCCGGAGTGATGGCGTAGGGGTCGCCGGCATAGCCCAGGTCGATGCGCTTGACGGTCGAGCCGGGGGCGCGCTTGGCGTTGTAGAGGCGGAACGCCTCTTTGCCGAAGGTCAGCACCTTGCCGCCGTAGGCGGTGACGGGAGCGCGCGGGAACAGCGAATAGCCCACGTTGCCGGGGCGGCGATAGCCGCGCGCGTGCTCCGACAGAATCGGATCGACGACGCGGACCTGGGCAGAAGTCTGAGACATGCGGTTTTCCTTAGATGATTGGGATCAGGTAGTGCGGTACTGCGGATTGAGGCTGCGCGTCAGTTCGGGATGAGCAGGACTTCGATGCGGTCGCCATCGGCGGCGGCCGCCTGGAGCGCCCGCGCGACGGTGATGCCTGCGGTCTTGGTGACCGCCTTACCGGCCGCGCCAACTTCGATGGCGGCTCCCTTCGCAATGGCACCGCCGGCCGTGACGATCGCGGTGCCGATGGCATTGACGGTGAAGATCTGGCCGATGGCCGCGTCGGTCTCGGAGGCGCCCAGGGCGTTACCGGCGGCAGCGGCAGGCGCACCGGCAGCAGACACGAAACGCTCCTGCAGGACGGCAGCGGTGGCAATGACGGACAGGGCGAGCAGTGTGGTTTTCTGAGTCATGGGTTCGTTCTCTTGGGCGCGATGGCCGTGGTGTGTGGATTAGCCGCCGACCGCCCTGACTGCATCCAGCCAGGACGTGTTCGGATGTTCCTTCTGGTAAGCCTTGGCCTTGGCGTGCAGCTGCGCCTTGTCGGCATGCACGTGCGCGCCGTTCGGTGCCGCGAACTCGACCGATTCCAGGTGCTCGCCGCCGCCGCCGGAGCGCTCGGTGAAGCTGATCAGCGGATCCCGCTCGGACAGCAGTTCGCGCATCAGCGTGGCGGCCGGCTTCTCGACGCGTTCGTCGCCCTCGCCGAAGCACAGCGACGTATCGGCGGGCTGGGCGAGCAGCACTTCGATGGCGGCGGCCTTGTGCTTGGGGTACAGCTTGCGGTCCGCGATCAGCCCCTCGACGAACTCGGCCGCTTCGGCGCGACGCTGTTCGGCGGCGGCGGCGGCGATCCGCTGCTCGGCGGCGGCCACGGCATCCTCGCGCTGTTTCAGAGCGGTATCGCGCTCGGCGAAGTCGTTGGGTTCTTTCGACACGGCAGGTTCCTCGGTTGGCTCGGTGAAAGTGGATGCGGGGTCGGGCTGGCCGGCTTCGTTGAGCGAATCGATCATCCAGCGCGGCAAGACTTCGTCGGCCTTCTCCAGACCCTTTTCGTCGATCACCCAGTCGCGGAACCGCTGGAAGAGGTCGGACGCGGTGCGGAAGCCCCAGCGGCGATCAGACAGGGCGAACTCAACGACGCCGCTGTCGTCGGCGGCAAACTCGTAGTGCTTGAGTCCCTTCACTGCCGGTGGCGTCGCGCCCAGCCACCCCACGTGTTTGAGGTAGAACTGGCCCGGCGTCGGGTTGGACGGTGAATCCGGGTGGTAGAACGAAGCGCTGCGGTTCTTGAAGCGGCCGGCGTTGCGCATCTCGTTGAACTGCGGCTCGACCTGGTCTTCCTCGACATAAAGGGAATCGCCCTGGACGACGACGCGGCTCACCCAGCCATAGGCCGGGTCATCGGTCTTCGGATGCCCGACCACGAGCGGCGCCTGCGACAGCTGCGGGTCGTAGGACTGCGCGATCGCCTGAAGGTCGGCGGCAGAGAATTCGTGGACGTGGCCTTTCGAGTCACGGCGCCGGCCGGCGCGGAAAATCTCGATGAGGCGAGGCTTGTTGGGAGAGGCGGCGGGCTTGGTCATGGCCGCCATCTTTTTCGATGTTCGGCCGCACGTCTTGGAAACGAGTTTCCAGACTCATCGACATGCGCGCGATGTCAGTCGATGGCGGAGATCAACCTAGCACACCCTCCGCGTGCTTTCGTTCGGGCATCAATCGAACAGAAAGAGGTGTCTGACAGTCACGCGCCCC